TATGGTCCTTATGTACCAACATCCATTAAACAAAACCTAAAAAACACACTTAGAAAGTATTCAGTTGCTGGAATTGTCCCTCAATTACAAGATCTTAAGTATCTTTACGTCGAATTACATACTACCGCATATTATAATCCAAATTTAGCCAATAGTGCTAATGCTGTAAAGACAATTATATCTGGAAATGTTAATACTTATGCTAATTCAGCACAATTAAATAAATATGGAGCTAAATTTAAATATAGTAAATTCCAAAATATAATAGATTCTAGTCATGATGCAATAACTTCCAATATCACTACGGTTCATATTAGAAGAGATTTGAGGGCAAGATTAAATCAAACTTCCGAATATGAATTATGCTTTGGAAATCCATTTTATGTTAAGAACCAATATGGTTATAATATAAAATCTTCTGGTTTTAGGGTAAGTGGATTATCAGAAACTCTCTATTTTGCGGATCTTCCAGGTAATATAATGTATGGAACATCTTCTAGACATGGAAGATTGGTTCTATTTAAGTTAGATGATAATAATCAAGCATCAATAGTTAAGGATTATGTTGGCAGTGTTGATTATATAAAAGGTGAGATTATGGTTAATCCATTAAATATAATCAGTACTGATATGTCCGTTCAAGGAGAACCTATTATTGAGATTTCCACTTGCCCAATATCCAATGATGTGATTGGTTTGCAAGATTTATACTTACAATTAGACGTAGGTAATAGTAGGTTAAATATGATGGAGGATAATATTGCTTCTGGGGCTAATCCTTCAGGAACTTTATATACAACAACTTCTAGTTACTCTAATGGAAGCATTGTTAGAAAAAATGACCCCACTCTAAACTTGAATAGATATATCTTAGGGAGTTCAAATATTACTCAAACAGGAACCGTTTCCTCTACATCATCCAGTTACTAAGTTTTAAAAATATAAAATGTCAGTAGAATCCAGAGTAAAAATTAGCTCTTTAGTAGATAATCAGCTTCCTAGTTTTGTTAGGAACGATCATCCTTTAGTTGGTGAGTTTTTATCCCAATATTACCTTTCTTTAGAGGGGCAAGGATCGACTTTAGATATTATTAAGAATATTGACCAATATGTTAAGGTTGATAATTTAACAAACCTTACAGATTCTACTAATCTATCAGTTAATGTAGGAGTTGCTGATAATACTATTAATGTAGATTCTACACTTGGATTTCCAAAGAGTTATGGTTTAATTCAGATTGATTCTGAAATTATTACATATACAGGAATAACTACTAATTCTTTTACTGGTTGTGTACGTGGATTTAGTGGAATTACTTCATTTAGGAGTAATAACAATCCAGATGAGCTTGTTTTCTCAACTAGTGGCATTTCAACTCATTCTTCAGGAAAAGTAGTTAATAATTTAAGTGTTTTATTCTTAAAACAATTTTTCAACAAACTTAAAAAGCAAGTAATTCCTGGATTTGATGATAGGCAATTAAGTGCGAATATTAACAAAGGTCTTTTTCTAAAACAAGCAAAAGATTTCTATTCATCTAAGGGAACTGATGATTCCTTTGAAATATTGTTTAGAGCTCTATATGGTAAGGATGTTGAGGTAATTAAACCAAGAGATTATCTATTTACTCCGTCTGATGCACAATATCAAGTATCTAAGCAATTAGTTGTAAAGTCTATTAAAGGAAATCCTCAAGATCTTATTAATCAGACTATATTTCAAGATTTTACTTCCACTGCTAATGGAGCAAGAGGATCTGTAAATAATGTTGAGAAACTTATTAGAGGTGATCAAACTTATTATAGATTGAGTTTAGATTATGATTTTGATACTAATAATATTACTGGATTTGGACAATTTTCTATCCATCCTTCAACAAAACTTATAACAGCAGTTTCTGTAGGTGCTACTGTTCTTGACGTTGATTCTACAGTTGGATTTGCTCAATCTGGAAGTTTGTCCATAGATCATAATAATGGAACAATTTTTAATATTAATTATGAATCCAAATCATTAAATCAATTTTTTGGATGTGATGGAATTAGTCAAAATCTAGAATCTAAGCAAACTATAAGAATTAATGACCATGCTTATGGTTATGTTGGTGTAGGAACAATTCCAGTTACATTTCAAGTAACTGGTGTTTTAAAAGATCTTGATTATTCATGTCCAGTTGTTTATAGTGAGGTTGGTGATACTATTAGAGTAAAAACTCTTGGAAGTAATGTAATAGGACAATTTGGAAATAATTGGATCTTTAATATTTCACCTACTTATAGTATAGAAGAAGTTGAGATTATAAACGATGCAAGTTTCGTTTATTCTATTACAACTAAAGATAATAATATTTTCAATAGAGGGGATAATGGATCAATTATATTAAATGATAGTACTGAGATGAAAGGAATCATTATTTCAGTATTGAATGCAAAAACGTTTTATATTCAATCAGAATCTATAGTTGACGTTGCAAAAGTTATTGAAGTAAGAAAAACATTAGCTAAAGTTGATGCAGAAGCATATCCAGAATTAAAAGAACAAAATGCAAATGTTCAAAACGTATATGTAGATCACAATCATATTATGTTGCATCTCCTTCTCTTCCAAATTATCTTGATGAACCAATAACAACAACTGATAGGTCTGTTACATTCTCAGGAACTTTTAGTGATACTACTAATATACAAATTTTAGATCATGGATTATTCACGGGTGATTCTGTAACTTATGTTGCTGGTTCAGATACTAACAAACTTAACATTGACGAAAAAATATATTATGTTAAAAAGGTTGATCAGGATAATATTAAACTTTCGAAAAGTAGATCCGATATTGCAAGTAATTTATTTGTTTCTTTAAGTGGTACAGTAGAAAATAATAGATTAGAATTATCTATATTTGCTGGTAAAAGATTAGGTTCTCAGAATTTAATTAGGCAAATAAAACCTTCTACTCAGTATTCTGGTAAGGAACCAACTCCTACAGGTGGCAAAACTGGTATCTTAGTTAATGGTGTAGAAATTAGTAATTATAAGTCTGAGGATTATATTTTTAGTGGACCACTTCAAGATATTGAGGTTCTTAGTGCTGGTGAAGATTATGACGTAATAAATCCACCAATTTTAGATATACAGGATACAGTTGGTTCTGGAGTTTCTGTTTTCACTAAAGTTAGTGGAAACTTTAAAAGGATAGAACTTATAAACTCTGGATTTGGTTATGTAGATGTTCCTACAATAAGAATTACGGGTGGTAATGGTACTGGCGCAAAGGCTGTTGCCAATATGAATGAAATTATTTGGGCAAGAGATTTTATTTCTGATAAATCGGATGGTGTTAGATTAACTGAAAATCTTATCATCTTCAAAAATCCTCATTTATTTAATAATGGAGAACATGTAATTTATACTCCAGAAGATCAAAAAGTTATAACTGGATTAGCAACTGATGCAAAATATTTTGCAAGAACTTTAGATCCTTATGCAATATCTCTTCATAGTTCTAAAATAGATGCTATTGATAATGTTAATCCAATTTCTATATCGGATTATGGACTAGGTGTTCAAAAATTTATAACTGCTAATAAGAAAAAAATAGTAGGTTCTATTAATATTACAAATCCTGGTGTTGGATATTGTAATAATAAGACCCTTGTTAAATCTACTGGAATTACTACTAGTTCTAATATACTTACTATTCCAAATCATGGATATTCTACAGGAGAAAAGGTTGTTTATCAACCTACAGGAGTTCCTATAGGAGGTCTTTCTGCAGGAACTTATTATGTTAAAGCATTATCACAATCTGCGATTAAACTATCTGAAGTTGGTGTAGGGGATACTGTATCCAAATTCTATTTGGATAATGGACAATATGTTGGATTTAATTCTACTGGATCTGGAGAACATATATTTAATTATCCTCCAATAGAAGTTACTGTTGATGGAGTAATAGGTGTTACAACTTATGCTGGACAAGATCTTAATGCTGTTGTTCAACCAATTGTTCGTGGAGGTATAACAAAGGTTTTTGTTAAGGATGGTGGAGTTGGTTATGGGTCTTCAGATATAATCAATTATAATAGACAACCAACATTTGAAACTGTTAGTGGAAAAGATGCACAACTAGATGTAGTCACTTATGGTGGAAAAATTGTTGCAGTTAATATTTTAAATTCAGGTTCTCAATATAATTCACCACCAACTTTGAATATATCAGGAGTTGGTACAGGTGCAGTATTAGTTCCTATAATGAGTAATGGAAGTATTAGTGACATTGGAATTGTTTCTCCTGGATTAGGTTATGTGCAAGGAAAGTCTGTAGTTAACATAACACCATCAGGTAAAGATGTTCAGTTTAGATCTAATCCTAAATCTTGGAATATTAATAATGTTGAAAGATTAATACAAACTAGAAAAATTGAAAAAGATGATGGTATTTTTGTTAATGGATTAAATTCTGAATATGGTATTCAATATACTCATGCATTTGCTCCAAGAGATCTTAGGCAGACAGTTTATGGTATAAAACAGGTAGATGGTAAAGATGTTTTTGTTAACGACTTATCTCTTAGTAATGGGGTAGAAGTAACTGCTACTAATCACTCTCCAATAATAGGATGGTCATATGATGGATATCCAATATATGGTCCTTATGGATATGCAACTCCTGAAGGTGGATTTGCTAGAATAATGAGATCTAGTTATAAAGATCCTAATGATAATATAGAAAATAGACCAAGTGCATCCATTTATCCTGCAGGGTTCTTTGTTGATGATTATGAGTATAGCCGTGGTCTTGGGGATTTAGATGAGCATAACGGTAGATTTGGAATTACTCCTGAATATCCAAATGGAACTTATGCATATTTTACAACTATTAATCCAAATACAATAGAATCAGTTCCCCCATTTAAGTATTTTAGAAAACCAATATTCCCTTATATTGTAGGAAGTTCCTATTATGGAAATCCTAATGGATTTAATTTTTCTCCACAATCCAATCAAAAAGATACTGATATCAATACTCTTAGAACTTCAACTAATCTATTAAGAGTTACTACTCCATATAACTTAATTTCGGAAAATACTTTTTATGATTTTATTGTAGAATCAAATAAAATTCAACCTCAACTTACAAAAGTAAATTCTACATCTAAAGGTACTATACAGAGTGTTGGGATTGTTACTGGTGGACATAGTTATAAGTATGGAGATGCGGTTATTTTTAATGATAATGCTACTGGAGGAACAGGAGCATCTGCTTCAGTTAATGCTATTTTAGGAAAAGAAGTATATAGTGTAAGTGTGGGTAAAAGTTCATTTACAGAAGTTGAATTAGTCTCATTTGATGTAACTGGTGGGGTAGTTGGATATACAACAATTCCTCATGGATATAAGCATAAAGATATACTAGAAATTTCTGGATTAAGTACTTCAAGCCAAACTGATGGACTGATGTATTCTATAGGAATTCAAACTAACTTCTTTACTTTAACGGCATCGGTAGGAAGCACAGTTGCAACAGGTATTGTTACTTATTTTAATGTTGAAGGGCAACTTGAGATTCCTTATATTAGAGAAAATGATATTTTAGGTATAGGAACGGAAAAAGTAAAAGTATTAGATGTAGATCAAGAACTGTCTAGGATTAAGGTTTTGAGAAGTTATGATTCTACTGTTGGAAATGCTCATACTGCTTTTTCATCTTTAAATCAAAAACCAAGAAATTTTGTCTTTAGGAAAAGAAATAAGAATCCATTAAACTCTAAATTAAATAGACAAATTTATTTTAATCCAGTAGATTCTTTATCTGTAGTTTCTTCAAGTGGAGTTGGAATTGGTAGTACTCTAGTATTCTCTAATCCAGGAGCAGGAAGAAGTAGTATATGGATTCCTTCAAGAACTCTTTATTTTAAAAATCATAATTTAAATACAGGTGATTCTTTAACATATAATGCTAATTTGGGTACTCCTATTCAGGTTAGAATTACTCCTTCCTCAAGTCCTATTTCATTAACAAATAATCAAGTTTTATATACTGCTAGAATAACAAAAGATATTATAGGACTATCAACTGTTCAAATTGGAATAGGTGAAACTGGATCATGGGTTGGTGTTTCTTCTGAGTATAGAAGTTCTGGTCTTTTATATTTTGCTGGAATAGGTACAGGAATGTATCATAGTCTTAGTACAAATTATAGTAAAACTGTTACAAGTGAAGTTACTCGATTAAAAGCAACAGTTTCTACTGCATCTACTCATGGAATGAAACTTGATGATGGTATTTCCTTTATATCACGTCCAGGTATTACTACTACTGTAAATGTATCATATAATGATTTTAATAGAAGAATTGTTGTTAATTCTAGAAATTTTGTTGCAGGAGATGTTGATACAAGTAATAATACCATTTATATACAAGAGCATAGTTTAAAAACTGGTCAAAAAGTTATTCATACTGCATCCACTTCTTCTGGTGGATTAACTAATAATGGAATTTATTATGTTTATGTTCTTAATGCTAATAAAATAAAACTAGCCAATCACCGTCATGAAGTAACATTTAATAATCTTAAATTTATCAATATTAGTAGTGCATCAGCTGGAACAATTTCTCCAGTTAATCCTCCTATTACAATTCATAAAAATCAGATAATTTCATTTAATCTTTCAGATTCATCGTTATCATTCTTAAGAAATTCTATTAATTATCCTGCATTTGAATTTAATTTATATTCTGATCGTGATTTATCAGATAAATTTGATTCATCAAAAGTTACTGATACTTTTGAGGTTAGTAGATCTGGTAGAATTGGTATTGATACTAATGCCAATTTATCATTAAAACTTAATGATAAGATACCATCTACGTTATACTATACACTTAAACCAGTTAATTTAGATATTAATCGTGATGTTAAAAAAGAAATAATTGTTGATTATGAAGTAGAAGATTATAATAGTTTAAATCTCCGAGAGGATCCATTAACAGGAACTTACAGAATAAGTGGAATCGGATCTACAACTTTCTCTTTCTCAATTCAAACTTCTCCTAAGAAAGTTGATTTTACTGCTGATGAAGGAGAATTTATCTATGTTACAAGTTCACGTAGTTCCTTTGGACCTATTGCAAATGTTTCTCTGAATAATGGTGGTAAGAATTATAAAAAATTACCTGGCATTAGTACAGTATCTTCTGCTTTGGGTGATAAGGCATTATTAAGTCCAGTTAGTTATAATATTGGAAATATAACAAAAACAACTATTGAGGATATTGGGTTTGATTATTCTGTTGATAATACTATAAGACCACAATTAAAAATTCCTCAAATCTTAAAATTAGAATCATTATTATCTTTTAGTCATGTTGGAATTACTTCTGGAGGTGTCAATTATCTACAAGCACCTACTCTTCTTGTATTTGATGGAATAACTAAAAAAAGGATTACTGATGTTGATTTAAATTATCAATTGGGAGATAGTGAGGTTACTATTATAGAAAATACTTCAAGTTTGAATAACGTTATACCCACTATTCTTCCTGTTAATAATTCTAATGGAGTATCGATTTCTAATATATCATTTAATAGTACGACAAAAGATGTTACTGTTTCTTTAGGAGCAACTTATAGTTCTATTAGTGATTTCCCAGTTACTCCTGGAGATAAAATATTAATAGAGAATGTAAGTGTTGGTGTAGGAAGTACGGGGGTTGGTTATAATTCTAGTGATCATGAATATTCGTTATTTGATGTTAAAACAACTTCTCCTGATATTGGGGGAGATAGTCCAACTGTAACTTATAATATTGGATCTAAATTAAAAACAGGAGAAATTCCTGGTACGTTTAATGTTATTAATCCAGTAGGAACATTAGTACCTGAAAAGTATTTCCCAATATTTGATATTTCGATAATTGATAATAAATTCCTTAAAGGGGAAGAAGTTAATACTGCCACATGTAACGGACAAGTTGAAAGTTGGGATCCTACATCTAATAGTTTAAAAGCTTTTTCAGATAAAGATTTTAGAGTTGGAGAACTTATTATTGGAAAATCATCTGGTGCTCAAGGAACTATTAAAGAGGGAAGTTATTTTAATGGATTTTTTGATATAAATTCTAGTTCATTAGTTAGAGAAGGTTGGAAATCATCAAAAGGATTTATTAATGATAATTTACAAAGATTATCTGATAATTTCTATTATCAAAATTTCTCATATTCTGTTAAATCACAGGTTCAATTATCAGAATGGGATAATGCAGTTTCCTCTTTAAATCATACTGCAGGATTTAAAAAGTTCAGTGATCATGTTATAGAAAGTGATAATTCTAATTTAAGTGATACTTCTGCTTCAAGTGGTATTGCAACTACTCAGGATGGAGGAGCCTTTAGTGGTATAGCTGATTATATTTCAGTAATGGATTTGAATTGTATTTCAGATTTTGATTTAGCATTAGAAAAAACAATAAATGTTGGTAATGATGAATCAAAAGTTCTTTCTGATAAGATTGTTCTGCAATTAAAATCACTTCAAGATTACATAGAATCTATTGGTAATAGGGTATTGGAGATAGATGATATAAGTGGATTGTTTAATGATAAGCCAAGAACTGATGCATTCCATCCTGTAGATTCTTTCTTGCTAGAACATGCTAGAGTAAGAAGATATGTGGTATTCATTGCTGATAGAAGGTATTCGCAAGAAAGGCAGATAATGATAGTGACTATATTGCATAATGATTCTGTTGGATATATTAACCAATATGCTTCTGTTGATACTGCTGGAGATTTAGGTCAATTTGATTTTGATGTTGCTGGTACTGAAGGTAGACTTCTTTTCTATCCCACTAAGTTTAAAATTAATGATTATAATGTAAGTTCAATGGGTTATAATATTGAGGATACTGTTGCGGGAATAGGAACTAGAGATCTTGGAGGTTCTGTTCATATTTCTAGTAGTGCCCAAACAATGCCACTTGGATTTAGTACTACCACAAATGTAGTGGGAATTGCTTCGACTTATAGAGCAGGAAAAGTTGTTGTTTCTTATGCTGCTAGTGATAAGTCTTATTACGAATGTGATGAAATATCATATGTGCATGATGGAAGTCAGGTAGAATTGATGGATTATGGTCAATTATCTACAGACCTCTTATACACCCCTGTAGGGTCTCCAGGACTCGGAACATACAACGCATATCTATCTGGATCAAATGTCATTATTGACTTCACTCCGACGGTTGCAACTGCCTCTACGATCACTGTAAATACAATTCATGTTGCTATTGGAGATTCTTCTTCTAGTGGTGTAGGAACTGCTACTTTAAATACTGGAATGTTAGATTCTAGAATTACCTCAATATCTGCTAGTGGATCACCAACCACAAATGTTGTAGCAAAATATCCAAAGAACACATACAATTCTGCATATTATATTGTTGCTCTTGAAGATACTACTAATAATGAATATCAGATATCAGAAATAGCATTAGCAGATGATGGATCTACTCCTTATCTAACTGAATGGGGAGTAATTGATACTGGTGCTGGTATTGGAACATTCTATGCAAATATAGCTGGTGGTTATACTCAACTTACATTTACACCTATAGCAAATGCTAATGTTCAAGTTAGGGTATTCCAGAATGCAATGGGTAATGTTGATACAAGTATTAATGAGCTGAATAGAATTGATTTAGATAATGCATCAATAGAAACTGGATATGGATTCTATGAAGGTACAGAAACTGATGTTAAACGTGCCTTTAATCTTACACACAATGAAACACCAATATTCGAAAGAGGATTTGTTGGAAGTGCTGCTACTATTGTTAATGTAGCTGCAAATACAATAAGAATTCCTGGTCATTTCTATGTTAGTGGAGAAGAATTAACATATACTCCAGCAGCATCAGGAACAACTGCAAATATAGGTATTGTAACTGCTACTATTCCAGGTGTTGGTTCTACAGATAAACTTCCAGAAACAGTATATGCTGTTAAGGTAAATGACTCTACTATTAAATTAGCAGCAACTGCAGAGGATGCATTGAAGGTAGTTCCAAGTCCCCTTACTCTTTCTGCTGTAGGTGTTGGAACTACTCATTCACTTACTGCAAAGAATCAAAACGCAAGAGTAATGGTGAGTATTGATAATGTAATACAATCACCATTAGTTTCTAGTGCAGTAACTTCTAGTCTAAGTGCAGAAGCTCTTCAAGTAGATGATAAAATTGAATTGGTGGGAGTAACCTCTTTCTTTGGAGGGGATTTGATTAAGGTTAATGATGAGATAATGAGAGTAGATTCTGTAGGATTTGGAAGTACAAATGTATTCCTTGTAAAACGTCCTTGGATGGGTACTGGAATTGCTACACACGCCTCTGGATCTTTAATAACCAAAATTAATGGTGGATTTAATATTGTAGATAATACAATTAATTTCTATACTGCACCATATGGTTTGACTCCACTTTCTACCACATCAAACGAACCAGATAATGTTGATTGGGTAGGAGTGTCAACTTCATCAACATTTAATGGAAGATCGTTTATTAGATCAGGTACTCCTGGTACCACACAAGAACCATATAGTAAAAATTATATCTTTGATGACATTTCTTCAGGGTTTACTGGATTTAGTACTACGTTTACCCTAACTTCTAATAAATCTAATATTAGTGGTATTTCTAGCAGTAATGCTATTATTTTAACTAATCAAATTTATCAAGGTCCAAAATGTAGTTTGGAGGTAGATGAAGTTGGAAATTATGGATTAATAGAACAATCTGGTAGTACTAGTATTCAATATGCTGGAGCGGAATATACTGTCGAAAC